TGATTTCTTCTACGATCCACCAACTGACGGACAACACACCATAACGATAACAGCGCTAGGTGGGGCGCAATCCGTAACTGTAACATCAATATCAGCTCCGCTCCCATCGTCCTATATGACGGCAGCTCAAAACTATTCCTTGGGTTCTCCGACTGTTTCGGCGGGCACGATTGGAGTAGAAATTGGATCGTACACGTTCACGGCGGGCCAGGTAAATGGAATCAATTTAACTGGCATATCCATCTTGGTTGCAAACCAGCCCTCAGCGGCCTATCTCAGTAATCTTAGACTCATGCTTGGCACCACACAGATTGGTACGACCGATCCGACGGTTACGGCGAATACTACATACAACTTCAACAGTAATGCTCCGATCGCAATCGCCGCGAATGGCTCAATAACACTGAATGTCTATGCAGATATTCAACCGAGCGCAGCCGCAACCCAAACGACTGCCATGACTACGTTACAAGGGGTCAATGCTAGCACAATGGCTGGCAATTCGGTAAGTCTTGCCTCGCCGGTTTCGGGCCAAACGGTCAGCTTCACATCCCAAGCAACTTCCACCGCGCAATAAATGGAGAATCAACCAAAAAAAAGCGAGGAGAATAAGGCTAAGTCAATTACTCCCGTAGTTATCACCACAATCATCGCCACTTTGATTGTGGTTGGAATTGTATGGCTCGTTTTCAGTTCTGGCTCTTCTCCCTCGGCACAGGAACAAAGCGTTGCTTCAAACAATGGAACAAATCCCAGCGTACAAACACAGTCGCCCGCCCAAGCCGCACCGCAACAGCCAGCTCAACCTCAAAATGCAAATGACGTTGATTTAGTTGCCTTGAAAAGTGCATGTGCGACGGGTGGAGCGAATTATTTTAAGAATTATCAGCAGGAATTTGGTTCGCCAAGCGTGGTATGGCAAACGCCAGAATATCACTATGACACGAAGCTGAATACCTGCCTCGTCTATATCGGATGGGACTACGTAACATACCAAAGCCCCCTTGATATCAACAGCCCAAATTTTACAGTAGATTTAATCGTCTATAATTTTGTCTTCGATGTTTATTCAAATCAAGCCATGCTTCAGAACGTAGTCAGCAGGACATCGACAAACGGCCAAAATACTGACACTCTCTCGTCGTCTCCCAACTATACGAATATCGCCAATGTGGACTGGGCTACCTTCAATCAGCAGATGCAGGTCTTGATGAGCGAATAACAAAAATGAAAACTTTCCTCGTAATCGTCATTACAGTAATCGTCGTGGTATGCGTTCTTATTTTTATCGGTGCAAATATTCAAGGTTCTCCCGCAAACCAGCAACATACGATTCCGGTATTGTCAGGAGCCGCACCGGCATGGGCTAATGGTTGGAACGAATATTACCTTTATGTACCAGGGGACGACCATTCGACCTGCACGTGGACTTATAACGACAATGGCACTCCCAGTTCTATTTCTACGCAACCCGATCCGCAAACGAGGCAACATGATTTCACCTACAACTCATCTACTTTCAATATTCAGGTAAACTGCTTGAGCGATCAAGGCATTAAGTACGTTGGTCAATTCTCCGGATAAACTAAGGCGTTGGAATCATCTCAGAAATTGACTGGCCTATCCCACAAGAGCTGCACGCCACCGTCATCAACTATTTGCCCTTTCGGTATTCCCTCCATGACGTTGCGTTCGCCGAAGATTTTCGCCATCGTATTTTGGAATCGATCAAGCCCGATGCGGCAGTATATGGCTGCGAAGACATAGTGGTCGGGCCCCGAACGCTCCCATCTGAATTCTTTGCGCCCCGTCGTCTCATCCTCTCCTGGCATCGGCACCCAGACCCGATAGATGTTCATCCAATGGGCAATATATTCTTGCCATTCGCTTTCAGTGCCATTGTAAACAACGCGCTTGTCCAACATCTCATCGATGAATAATTGGATGAGGCGGTTCCGGTCGGCGGTCACTTTTCCATATTCATCGTCCGCGCCCCAGTCGATCATCCCCATGCCTTTTTTGTCGCGGCGAAACCACACAAGGAATACACGCCCTGGGTATTTCGCTTTTAACGCGCGTATGCCGATCAAGTCGCCTCCTTGGTCTGCTACCACGATGGATTTCGGCCAGCGCTTCAAAAACGCTTCAAGCTCCAGATACGGGTCTTTGCCCGTCAATGGATCGGAGAGTGTGCCGTAGTAAAAATATCCTTCTTTATTGGCGCAGACGATGTGGATCGGAAGTCCGGTATCAACGCCGATGATAATTCGCTCGGAGTGCTCGTTCACTTTATCGGACAGACAATTGATAATTGTTTGCGCGCTTACCTTGTCGCCGCCACCGAGATACGGTAAGCCAGCGACGAAATTCGCAAAGTATTCAGGCGTCTTTTCCCGCTTGTACTCGGCTATCTTCTTTGCGCTGATCCTCGGATTGACCCACAGCGGTATCCAGTATCCCGACCACTCCCCTTGTGACGTGGGTTTCCATTCGCCCATGCGCCGTTCCTCATCCGTTATCTCTCCTTGGCAATTGGGACAGCGATATATCTCCGCATCGTAGTCGATGCACTCCTCGCTGAGAACGAACTTGTTCCCGCACGAATGCGTCACGTGCCATTTCTTTTGGTCAGATTTTTTATAGAACTTGTGGATGCCGAAGTCGGGCATCGATGGATTTGAGAAGAACGCCTTCTTGGGATCAGTGATAAATTGAAGGCGCGAATCATATTGTTCTATGACATCCTGCTTGCAGCGGTCATATTCATCCACGATGAGCTTCTTTGCCGAAATCATCAAGGCGACCCTTTCCGTCCAACTTCCTTGATAATAAATGGTCGCCTTTCCAACTCTCTTCTGTTCCACGCTGTCCTTGTCGGCAGTCCACTCTTGGAGGATCGGATTGTTTTTTATGATGCGGTTCGTTTTGCCGCCGGAGAATTTCTTCACGTCATCGCCCGTAGGGAGGACGTAGATGATATCGAGGTTCTCGTTCTTCGCTTCGTAAATGGACTTGAGAATTTCGCACGTAGTGAATCCTATCTGCGCCGCTTTCATGCAGCAGATGAACGGCGAGTCATCCCAGTAAATATCCAAGAGGAAACGGAAGTCGTGGAAGTCGAGCGGTATGCCGTTTTCTGTTTTTATCTCGTTCTTTTTTATCCACGCATAGATATCCGTGTCCTGCAGCTGCTCGATGATGTTCTTAGATAACTTTTCGGATGAATTCATGGAATTGGTCGGAGAGCTCTTTCAGCTCGGCTGAGTTATTGATCTTCTCTCCTTGCGTCGTGATGTCGACGGAGCTGCGATGCTGTTCGCTGAACTCATCCTTGCGCTTCCGCTTCAGGTAATCGATGGCGTTCGCGTAGCTTTCAGTTATCTTGCTCACGGCCGTCTGCCGCGCGAGAAGCACCGGCCGTTCCCGCAGTGCCTTGAATCTGTCAAATAATGCCGTTCCTTCCTTCACGTTGTTATAGTACGATTGCCGCGAAATGTCAGCATAAAAACAGGCTTCCTCGACCGTCGCATCAATGGAAAATGACTCCTCCAATTTCTTTACAACGTCATCGGTAAATTCAGGCGGTCTTCCGGCCTTAGAGTTTTTTCGCTTTTTCATTGGTATATGATTCCCATCGCTTTACGATGGCATCGACGTACTTCGGGTCGAGTTCGATCAGCCGCGCCTTGCGTTTAAGCTGCTCACAGGCGATAAGTGTGCTTCCCGAGCCACCGAAGGCGTCCAGTACGGCGTCCCCTTTGGCACTGGAGCGTTTCAGGGCGCGTTCTGCGAGATGAATGGGCTTCTGGGTCGGATGGATGTATTTCGCGGTATTGTCGCGTTTTTGATACCACACGTCGAGGTAGTCGGCGAAGGACTTTTTGTCGAGCGACCAGAGTTCCGTATAGTTCGAGAACGTCATATTTTGATAATGAGTTTTGTCCTCTTTCCACCCGACGATGCAGGGTTCGTAGATGCGATGGTAGAGTTGCCCGGGAGAAAAGATAAGACTGTTTTTGAGCCAGAATATCGTTTGGCTGATATGCCAGTCGGTTTCACGCAACGCCTGATAATTTATTTCGAGCAGCCGTGACGCGAACCACCAGTATATCGTCGCATCGTCACTTGAGAACGTATGGAGTTGGTTCAATACTTTTTTATAAAACACCAACGCCTCCTCGGGCGATTTGTCGTCGTTGAATATCCGACCGCCCGTGCCGCCGAACTTCTCGCTCTGATACGAGAATCCCAAGCCCGATTCGTAGTTGATGGAATATGGTGCATCGGTATATACGAGCCGCGGCTTCTCCCCTTTTAGAAGTTTTTCGTATGTCGCGGGATCTTCCGAATCGCCGCAGATGACACGATGGTCGCCGAGTTGATAGACATCGCCGAGCTTCGCCGTCGGTTCGCCGATGTTCGCAAGGTCAAAATCATCCTCCTTGGTTTCAAGCACGAGATCGCTGTCGAAGCCCGTGAGGTCAATCATCTCTAAGGACATCTGCTTCAGCTCCTCCATGACTGTCTCCATATCCCAATCGCTTTCGTTTAGCTTGTTGTCGGCGAGGCTGTATGCTTTGAGCTGTTCGTCCGTCAGGTCTTCGCGCTCCACGCATGGGAGGGTTTCAAGGTTGAGGAGTTTCGCCGCCTCGAGCCGTCCGTGGCCAGACCAGATGCGGTGCTTCGCATCGATCACAAGGGGGACGTTGAAGCCGAATGCTTCGATGCTACGCGCGATGGCCTTCACTTGGCTCGCGGGATGCTTTTTGGCGTTCTTTTCGTAGGGCTTCAGCTGGGCGATGGGTACTTCGGTTATTTTCATGGTGGATAAAATAAAATCGGCATCAGTGATGATGTCGATTCGATATCGGATGCGCCCGCTCCTACACGAGCACATTCCGATAGCGAGTAGAAACCGCCACTGGAATAGGTTTGTGTAGGAGTATGGAAAACCACTAAGGAACAGTCATATTATCGCATATTTTCAAGGGAAATACAAATGCTTTTTTTCTCTTCAAGCGCAAAACAAACCCCGTCAGC